TCATGCCGTCACCTCATCAACTGACGCTTGCTCCGATGGAAGTTTGAGTTCAGCTGCCAGCCGCTCCAGTCCGTTAGGTCGGAATTGCAACTCGACGGTGTGAGGCGTGACCACCACTTTCTTGATCAGCAGGCGAACGATACGTTCTTGCTCGGCAGGAAACAACTGATCCCAGACCTTGTCGATCTGCAGCATCGCGATGCAAACCTTGGCCTCATCCACCTTGGAATCCATGGTCGTCATCAGCTTTGCGACCCGGGTTTTCAGGTCCGGGGCGCGCAGGATCAGCCGCATCTGTTGCACTACATTCGCCTCCAGCTCGATCGCTGGCAAACGTGGGAGACCGGATGCGCCTGCGTGCTCTCTGTTCTCGCGAGTGTGGATGTAGTACCGGTACAGCTTGCCTGCACCCTTGCGGGTCCAGGCCACAGTCAGCGCAAGACCATCAGGCCCTTCGATGATGCCTTTGAGCAGAAATGGGATGGTGGCGCGGGTGTTGTTGGCCCGCATGCGCGGGCTGATTTTTAGTATGGACTGCACTGCCTCCCAGGTGCTGGGCTCTATCAGAGGCTGGTGTTCGCCCTTGAACCACTCCTCCTTGTGGCGCAATTCGCCCAGGTACGTCCTGTTGCCCAGGAGTTTGTAGATCAGGCCTTTGTCGATTAGCTTGCCTTCGCGGACGTTGCCATCTTGTGTCGTCCAGGCCTTGGACGTCACGCCATCCATGCGCAACTCTTTCATGAGCTTCGTGGTGGAGCCCAGTTCAACGAACCGCGTGAAGATGTGCTTGATGATCTTTGCTTCGCGCTCGTTGGGAATCAGTCGGCGATCCTTCACGTCGTAGCCCAGCGGTGGTATTCCGCCCATCCACATTCCCTTGCGCTTAGACGCCGTGATCTTGTCGCGAATCCGCTCGCCGGTGACCTCGCGCTCGAACTGTGCAAAGGACAGGAGTACGTTGAGCATTAACCGGCCCATGGAGGTAGTGGTGTTGAACTGCTGGGTCACCGATACAAAGGACACGCCGGCACGCTCGAACACCTCGACCATCTTGGAAAAGTCTGCCAGGCTGCGGGTGAGACGGTCGATCTTGTAGACCACCACGATGTCGACGCGGCCGTCCTCGATGTCGTTCATGAGCCGGCGCAATCCTGGGCGTTCCATGTTGCCGCCAGAGAAGCCGCCGTCGTCGTAGTCATCGGCAACCGGAATCCAGCCTTCGCTGCGCTGGCTGGCCACGTAGGCATGGCCGGCTTCCTTCTGAGCGTCGATGGAGTTGAAGGACTGATCCAGGCGTTCATCGCTGGACACGCGGCAGTAGACGGCGCAGCGTTGGCGTCGTTTGAGGACTTCGCTCATTTGCCTGCTCCCTTCTTGCCGGTGGTTTTCTTGGCAGCGGTCGACTTCAGCCCGAAAAACACAGGGCCAGACCATGCCGTGCCAGTGATCTCCTTGGCGATACGTGACAGGCTCTGGTAGCAGCGGCCATTGAATTCATACTGGCCATCGACTGTGGCCATGACCCGGTATTCCTTGCCCTGATATTCGCGGGTGAGTACGGTTCCGGCCATGAGCCGAATATCGCGGTCGAATTTCTTGTTCTGCCCCGACTCCAGGATGGCCTGGATTCGGCGCTTGTTTCGCACAACCATGTTGCGGTCGATCTTGCTGAACTCGATTTCCTGGAGCTTGTAGGCAATGCGCCGTTCCAAGAACTGGCGGTTGTGGGTTGGGGTGCCTTCGCCGAATAGGCTCATCCACAGTGTCTTGATGTCGGACATGGGGAGGTCGGGCAAGCCGGTGATTTGTGCCAGCACTGATGGCGGCGTGGGGTAAGGTGATTGCGTTGTGGTCATTTGGACTCCGTGACTTTGGTTGACGGGTCCGTATGAACGCTTCGGGTGCCGGAATAGGCAAGTCCTAAATGGCTCTGTGAGGCCACATTTGCGGACTTCGCGACAGATTCTTCCCATACCCGGGAAACGCCCCGCGCCAGCAGGGCAGCCACCTCATCCATGCGTTCCGTGACGGACATGGAATCAGGTGGTCGGCGGTTGATTTCTTGCATTGGTTGCCAGTCCTTGATGTTCAACGATCGAAGGAAAAAATTGTCCCCGGGGGGCCATGGCAATGCCAGAGGGAGATTTAGGACTGGCGCGGAAAGATGATGGAATTTGCCAACCCCTGCGAAAACTGGGTGGCTTTGAATTCCAGCAGATGATGGGCTTAGCGGTTCAGCGGTTCAGCGGTTGACCGTTGCGCGTGAAGCGATCAAACGTATCCTCGTCTGGCTCTTCATCTTCGTGTGTTGGGCGCCGCCATTCAGCCTGCGGCAGCAAAAGCAAGGTGAGCTTGTAGTCGTATTGACCAGCGCTCTTGACCAGTTCTTGAGCGCGGACATAGCTTGGTTCATTTGTGAGCCAAGTGTTGGCACGAACGTCCTGCTGAGTAACGGTCGTTTCTGCATTGGCGCTGTGGGCCAACGCCGTTCTCGGAAGCTCAATGACGTTCTTTCGGGTGGCGAAATATGCCCTTGACTTGAACGCATCCTCGTTCGACTTGGCCCAAAGCATGTGGTCGTCACGGCTTGCTATCAGGATCGCGCGCTCTGGCGCGATGTCGATCCACCGCAGAGCCGCTGCGGTGAGCGAGACGCCGTATCGATCTGCGCAATGCCCGATCAGATCAAAGCTGATGGGCTGGCCGTTGACTTGCCTGCGGAAGTCGTCGTAGGGCATCAGCAACGTCGAGGCAAACTGATCGGCCTCGAGTTCTATGTTTCGCTCGTTGCCATCACCAGTTGAGATGTCATCATCACTGCAGGCAAATTGATCCTGCAGTTCCCGATGGATCATGTAATGGCCGAATTCATGGGCAACCGTAAATCGTTGCCGACCTTCCGAACCATTGTCGTTGTTGTAAACGATCAGCCATTTGGAACGATCATCGTTTGCAACAAGCATTCCCTCGAATCCATCTATGCCCTCACCATGAACCTTGTCGATCGGGGAATGCGGGTATCGATGTCGCGAATACTCAAGAGCCACCTGTTCCACATCTACAGGAAATCGTTCGACGCCCAACACGCTGCTGAGCAACTTCGAAACCTGATTGGCAACAGCCATTGGGCTCTTGGGTTCAGTCATTTTTCCTTCCAGGCATCCACTATTTTCAGAAGCATGGTTTTCTGATCGTCCGGAAGTGCTTGGTACTTTCGGAAGAACACTTGATCAGTCATTTTTTATTCGGCACTTGATCAGTGCCGCTGACCAGAAATTCAGAGGTTACGCCTAAAGCGTTGGCCAATTTGTTGAGCTTGTCCAGTGAGGGATTGGTCTGTTCTCTGTTTTCCAGCTCCCACAGGTAGCTTTTGCTGGAATCGGTCATCTGGGCCAGTTGCTCAAGACTTAGTCCTTTTTCAGTACGAAGATTCTTGATTTTTTCACCGAGAGGTGATGCCACTTGTTGCTCCTTAACTGTCCACACGGATACCCACAGGATACCACCATACCGAACGATTCCGTACCTGCTTGACATGACCATCAGGTGCCAGCAATAATTCGCTCAAGTTCGGTGTACCGAACGATTCCGGTCGGTGGCGTGTTTTGATACCCCCCCGAACCTTCGGCGGCAGGGCCAGGTTTGCGCGATACGAGGATGCGCACGTAGGCCACAGCAACAAGGAAAAAACAAATGTCAGCCCTCAACTATCGCGATCTCGTGCGCCAGGTGCGCAACCAGTACTGGGAGTTCTACTTCCAAGCCCGAAAAATCGAATTGCCCGAAGGGGCAACCTGGTCTGAACCCGAAAAGGACGTCCAGGCAAACATCCAAAAAGGCTTCGAAGCCTTGGACGAGGGGCGGCTGGACTCCGTTTACGCTGAACTGCGCCGAGTTAAGTTCTTGGCCACCGTGCGCGGGGTCCAGGCCCTTCGCAACACGGTGCCATTGGGGCATGCGATGTTGGACGACTTTGAGCACCACATCAGTGATGCCGAGCGGGCGCTGTGGGCGTTGATCAACTGGCCCACCAAACTTGCCGAGGCCGAGTCAATCATGCAGGCCGATGCGGAAATTGGAAAGCGCACATGGCGTCGTATCCAGCTTCCGCCTGGGCAGGAGTTGCACCATGAAGCTGTCGACATCGACCCCCTGCGCAAGGCTCTGGCTGAAGCCTTCACACCCAAGAAGGGCCGACCCCGCGCATGCGAGATTGACGTGCTGACACGCCATCTCGACGGTGGGGTTCAGTTGGACATCCGCGTGGAGGACAACCTTCAGCGTAGCCTTGAGTTTGGGGCAGATGACAAGACGATGTGGCGTGACGTGCGTCCGCCCCTGCGTATGACCGCGATCATCTACCCCGAAAGTGGCGTGATTGACTTGTTGGTGGTGGGCGGTGAGAAGGCGCGACAAAAGCTCATCGGCCCCTTGGGCACGCATGTGTTCAAGAAGCCTCTGGAGCCGATGACCGTGAATCAGCCGCTTTTCCTGCTCAACCGGTTGCGTGAAGGTGTCATGCCGGACGAGCACAGCGGACTGGATTTGCATGACCATGGAGTGGTTAAGGTCCGGCTCTCCGAGTGCCGCCTCCGCTCGGTTCAACGGCCTCTGTGTGATTACGTGGTCAAGCCGCCAGCAGACAAGGACGCGCCTGATGCATTGGAGTGTGTTCGTGTGCAACACACCGCGACGCTCATGGGCACGGGCTTCAATTTCATCAGCGCAACCGTGAGTCTGTATTTCATGCCAGAAGGGGACTCCAAGAAAGGTCGGGCGCTGCACATCGGTTTGAAGCCGACGGGCATCAGCAACCTGCGGGACATGGAAGAAGCGGATGCCCGACTGGCGGAAAAGCTCGTGCTGGCATTGGGGGTGATGCAACAACGTCCGACCGCAGAAGCAGCCGATCAACCTGCGACAGTTGTTGAAGGCGCTTGATCATGGGGCCCATCAATGCGCCTGCGTTGGCCGAGTTGTCCAGGTTGCTTGAGCAGCCTGGGCATCATCTTTTGCCAGATGCAGTGTGGGTCAGTGGCCAAGCCGAGGTGTTCAAGCATCTGAGGGATGTTCAGGCGCTGAGTCTTGGCACTGAATTGACCGATGCTGTGCTGTGCCCAGACTGCATGAGCGGTGCAATCCGGCCCGAACAAGTCGCACATGGATCACAAATTGGGCTTCGGGCCTACTGTGGCGAGTGCGGCTGGGTGCCGCTGGCGAAAGAGCGAGCGCGTCTTTGGCAGGCGAGCCCTGCCAAGGTTGCCGACTGGCTCAACGCGTCATTGGGATTGAGGTCGCGGTATCCGGTCACGGAGCTTGTCAACGGCGTGCTGTGGCATCTGGGGGAGCGTGAATACAAGCGGCATCGTCACAGCCTGTTTTTCGGATGTCAACTGGCAGCAAACCAAGCCGACGTGGACGAAGCCCTTGGGAAAGCTTCAGCACCCGGCATGGACCTGACCATCACCACCAGTGACATTGCAGTTCTACAGCCTGGGCGACTGGGTCGCCGGTTGTTGGTGCCCCTGAGGGCCGTTGCGCAACTTCGCAAGGGCAGCTTGGTCATTGAAAACCTTGAAGCCTATATCGATGGCCTTGCCCCTGTCGTCGTCTCAGACGAAACATCGCTGCGGCTTTTGGAAACCAAGCGGGTGGCATTGATCGGCGGTGCCGAAGTCCCGCTCTCACCGCAGGTATTCAAATTCCTGAAGGTGTTGCTTGAGGCGGACGGCGATGAAGTTCACAAGCGCCAGATCGCTGCGGCACTGGAGATTCCCGATACCTTCCGGTTCGCTGATATCAAAAAGCGGCACCCAGAGGTGTTCGAGATTTTTGTGCAGTCAGACCAGAAGGGCTACTACTGGCTGCACCCAGACTACCTGCTATCCGAAGGGGGGTGAACCGATCAGCACTCAACACCTCAACTTCAACCGCTTACTTTTGAAAGACCACAAATGACTGGAAAAACCAACACGTAGTTCGCCGTGACGACCAATGGGCCGTCCGTGGCGAAGGCAATACCCGTGACACCTCCCTGCACAACACGCAGGCCGAGGCGGAGCGTGCCGCCCGCTCGATCGCGATCAACCAAAAAAGCGAGGTTCTGATCCATGGCAAAGACGGTCGCATTCGCGATCGCAACAGCTATGGCAACGACCCATCACCGCCCAAAGGCTGATTTGCCCAATAAGCGACCTTCAAGAACGGCCCGGACTAACCCTCCGGGCCTTTTTGTTTCTGGCTGGTGCATTTGCCGCATTTGCCCACCCTTTTCTGCCTCTTTGCCCACCCCTTTGCCCACCGGTCGTTTCCGAAACTTTCCTCACGTTTTCGCAATTACTTGAAAGGACAAAAACGTGAGTGTCAAACACCTCAATCAACGGCAATTGGCTGACCGTTGGGACCTAAGCGAGGCCACCCTGGAGCGCTGGCGCTCTGAGGGCATCGGTCCCGTTTTCCTCAAACTGCAAGGCCAGGTCCGCTACCGGATCGAAGACATCGAAGCCTTCGAAGTCGACAGCCTGCGCAAGAGCACTTCCGAGCGTGAAGTCAGCGGAGGTGCAGCATGAGCACCGATGTGAATTTCACGCCCGAGCAGGTGCTGGCCACACCGGCTGGAACGCTGGCGCAGCAACCCGCCGAACTGCTCTTCAGCATCAAGAACGCCGCTGCTGATCTGCTGGCTTCTGGCAAAGCCATGAGCGATCACATCGACCAAGCCATCGACTTCAAGTGGAGCGAGCGTGCCCGCAACCTGCGTCACGACGCGGGCAAGGACACCGGGGTCGTTCACTTCGACGACGGCAACGTGCGTGTCACGGCCGACCTTCCCAAGAAGGTCGATTGGGACCAAGCCCGACTGGCCGAAATCACCCGCCGTATCACGGACAGCGGTGATGACGCAAAGCAGTACGTCGAGATCAGCTACCGGGTGAGCGAGACCAAGTTCAACGCCTGGCCCGAAACCCTCAAGTCCGCCTTCGAGGCTGCCCGCACCGTCAAGTCCGGCAAGCCCTCGTATCGCCTTGCCCTCGTAAAGGAGTAATCGCCATGTTGTTCAAGAAGAAAACCCCTGTCCAGAAATTGCGTGAGCGCCCCGAGTGGTATGTGCGCGAACTGCCCGACACCATCCGCGTGCCGGCCCTTGAGGGTCATCGCCCGCAAGAAGTGACCGTACCCCTGGAGGAAGCCACGCTGGACGACATGGCATTTGCCATTGTCGGCATTGAAGCCCAAGTAGCCCAGGCTCGTCGTGGCCTGAGTGGTCTGCGCGAGCTGTACGAACAAGCCCGCAAACGGGGCGCTATTGGCACCAACACGGTCGCCGAGGTGTTCTTCAGCGATGAGTTCCAGGAGGTGGCCAAATGATCTTGCCCATCATCACTGCTGACCAGCGCCTGGCTGAGCGACGAGGCGTCAAAGGCGTCCTGGTCGGGAAGTCTGGCATTGGTAAGACCTCCCAGCTCTGGACGCTCAATCCAGTCTCGACCCTGTTCTTTGACTTGGAAGCCGGAGACCTGGCCGTCGAAGGTTATGCAGGCGACACCATCCGTCCTCGGACTTGGCAGGAATGCCGCGACTTCGCTGTGTTCATTGGCGGCCCCAATCCGGCGCTGCGCGATGACCAGCCGTACAGCGAAGCGCACTTTCAGGCCGTCTGTCAGCGCTTCGGTGATCCGGCCGTGCTGGACAAATACGAGACGGTGTTTGTTGACTCAATCACTGTGGCTGGACGCCTGTGCCTTCAGTGGTGCAAGGGGCAGCCCCAGGCCTATTCCGAAAAGACTGGCAAGCCCGACAGCCGTGGCGCATACGGTCTGATGGGCCAGGAAATGATCGGCTGGCTGACCCACCTGCAGCACACCCGCCGCAAGAACGTTTGGTTCGTCGGGATACTCAATGAAGCGCTGGACGACTTCAATCGCCGTGTTTTCACGCTACAGATTGATGGCTCCAAAACAGGCCTGGAGTTGCCCGGCATCGTCGATGAGGTCATCACGTTGGCCGAAGTCAAAGCCGACGACGGCAGCAGCTACCGCGCTTTCGTGTGTCACACGCTCAACCAGTGGGGCTACCCCGCCAAGGACCGCAGCGGTCGCCTCGACGCAGTTGAGGAGCCGGACCTCGGTCGTCTGATGCAAAAGATCGCAGGTCCTGCACGTCCTGCCAGTGAGCGCCTGGACTTTGCCCGTCCGCAGCCCGCTTCCTCCGAGGCCGCCCTAAACACCACAACCCCCGCCATTTCTTCTCAGGAGTCCTGATCATGACCTTTTTCGATTTCAATTCCGCCGCCGAGCAATCCAGCTACGACCTCATCCCCAAAGGTACGGTGGTACGCGTGCGCATGACCATCAAACCCGGTGGCTATGACGACCCGTCCCAGGGATGGACCGGCGGCTACGCCACGCGCAGCCTGACCACTGGATCGGTTTACCTCAATTGCGAATTCGTGGTGCTTGATGGCCCGTTCGCCCGTCGCAAGATGTGGTCGCTCATTGGGCTGTACAGCGCCAAGGGTGTCGAGTGGACCAATATGGGGCGGACTTTCATCAAGGCCATCCTGAACTCCGCACGCGGGATCAACCCGAGTGACAACAGCCCGGCAGCGCAAAACGCCCGTCGCATCAGCGGCTTTGTGGATCTGGAGGGCATCGAGTTTGTCGGGAAGGTCGACTGGGAAAAGGACCAGAACGGCCAGGACAAGTGCGTGATCAAGTCGGCCGTGGCCCCGGACCACAAGGAGTATGCGGCGCTGATGAACGGCTCCGCACCTGCGGCACCCAGCGCTACGGCACCAAACGCCTATGCACAGGCCACCGGACGCGCAGCGGTACCGGGTCGTCCCAGCTGGGCTCAGTAAGGGGGAGTTGCCATGATTCTTCGCCCCCGCCAAGCCTTGCTTGTGCAGAGGACCCTTGCGGCCCTCGGCGAGCATGGCAACACCCTGGCCGTTGCACCTACCGGATCGGGCAAGACTGTGATGCTGTCGGCTGTGGCCGGCAGCCTCCTGGCTGAGCCTGATGCCAAGGCCTGCATCCTGGCCCACCGCACTGAGCTGACTGGACAGAACCGCTCGAAGTTCGAACGAGTGAATCCGGACCTCAAGACCTCTGTGTTTGATGCCAACGAGAAATCGTGGGCTGGCAACGCCACCTTCGCCATGGTGCAAACGCTCTCCCGTGGCGCCAATTTGGAGCAAATGCCGACGCTGGACCTGTTGATCATCGATGAGGCCCACCATGCGGTCTCGCCCAGCTACCGCGATGTGATTGACCAGGTGTTGGTCAAGAACCCCAAGGCTGCTATCTGCGGTCTGACCGCAACCCCGAACCGGGGCGATGGCAAGGGCCTGCGTGAAGTGTTCAGCAACCTGGCCGATCAGATCACGCTGGGGGAGATGATCGCCAGCGGTCATCTGGTTCCGCCCAGGACCTACGTGATCGATGTTGGCACCCAGGATGCCTTGCGCAAGGTGCGTCGCACGGCCACCGATTTCGACATGAATGAGGTCGCGTCGATCCTGAACAAGACCCTGATTACAGAGTCGGTGATCACCAACTGGAAAGCCAAGGCCAGTGATCGCAAAACCATCGTGTTCTGCTCCACGGTCGAGCATGCAAGCGATGTGTGCAAGGCCTTCAATCAGGCCGGCGTTCACGCTGTACTGATCCACGGTGAGTTGTCTGATGTCGAGCGCAAGGAGCGACTGACCTCCTATGAAACAGGTCGCGCCCAGGTGGTGGTCAATGTCGCGGTGCTGACAGAGGGCTACGACTACACGCCCACGTCCTGCGTGGTTCTGCTCCGACCCAGTTCATACAAGTCCACCTTCATTCAGATGGTGGGCCGAGGCTTGCGCACGGTCGATCCGCAGGAGTTTCCTGGTGTGGTTAAAACCGATTGCATCGTCCTGGACTTTGGCACTGCCAGCCTCATGCATGGCGCGCTTGAGCAGGAAGTCAATCTCAATGGCCACAACCATGATGGTGATGCGCCGACCAAGGATTGCCCGGAGTGCGGTGCTGTCGTACCGCTGGCCGTCATGGAGTGCCCGTTTTGCTCCCATGTTTGGGAGCCATCAGAGGCACCAGATGGAGGCGTTCTGGATAAGTTCGTCATGAGCGAGATTGACTTGCTCAGCCGATCCAATTTCCGATGGTGTGATCTCTTTGGCAGCGACGATGCACTCATGGCCACAGGCTTCACAGCCTGGGGAGGCATCTTTTTCCTCAATGGTCGCTGGCACGCGATTGGTGGTGGCAAAGGGCTCAACACCCGGCTTCTGGCGGTCGGTGAGCGCACGGTTTGCATGGCCAAGGCGGACGACTGGCTCAACGACAACGAGTCCGAGGACTCAGCACACAAGACTCGCCGCTGGCTCAACGAAGCGCCAACACCGAAGCAGTTGCAGTACCTGCCGCCTGAACTTCGGGCCGATTACGGTCTGACACGCTACCAGGCGTCCGCTTTGCTGTCGTTTCGCTTCAATCGCAACGCCATCGTTCGGTTGGTCAACGCGGCCAACGACGCGCATGCCCACCCGATTCTGGAGGCTGCGTGAAATGTGCTGTCTGCCATCGCAAAGCCAAGGGGTTTGGCTGGTTCAACCCGCGCGTTCGCCGCTCAGACCCCTCTCGCTACAACGACAAGTGGGTGTTCTGCTCCCGCCGCTGTCAGGAGGCCACCTCCACGCTCATGAACAAAACGGAGGGGCAGATGATCGACCCCAGTGATATGGAAATTTCAGCTATGCAGTCCTGTCTTGGGCCGCTGGGCGAGTACGTTGGCTCAATCGGTATGCAGCGGCCACTTGCCGACTACACCCGTGAGGAGGTGCTCACACTCATTGATGTGGTCGTTACCAAATACCAAGACCACATGCTCGAAGAGCACGAGCGCATGGCAGCCAAGGACCGTGCGTTTTTGGAGCAGCGCCTCGCTGCTCAAGCCGCAGGCCGGCAGCAAGGACGGGTGTGATGCTCGATTTCAATCACCGTCCCAAATTTCATGAACAGGTCGGCGCGCTCATTGATGAGGCTTTGGCACGCGAACGCGATGCCCAGACGCCGCGCGACTACCTAGGCGCATCCCGCCTGGGTGTTTCATGTGAACGAGCGTTGCAGTACGAGTACACCCGCACCCCGGTGGACCTTGGGCGAGAGTTTTCGGGCAGGTTGCTGCGTATCTTTGAGGTAGGCCACGAACTGGAAGACCTGGCTATTCGTTGGCTGCGTCTGGTCGGATTTGAGTTGTACACCCGCAAAGCACAGGGCGGGCAGTTTGGATTTTCCGTAGCGCGTGGCCGGATCAAGGGCCATGTCGACGGCATCCTGAACGATGGTCCGTCTGTGCTCGGCATGGGCTATCCCGCGCTGTGGGAGTGCAAGACCATGAATGACAAGTCCTGGCGCGACACGGTCAAGAACGGCGTGGCCAAGTCCAAGCCGGTCTACGCCGCCCAGATGGCGATCTACCAGGCCTACATGGAAGCCAGCATCCCAGGGATCTCGCAGAACCCGGCCCTTTTCACTGCCATCAACAAAGACAGCCAGGAAATCTGGTTCGAATTGGTTCCTTTTGACGGCGGGCTGGCACAGCGGATGTCCGATCGGGCTGTGAGGGTCATCACGGCCACGGACGCAGGTGAGGAGCTGCCCCGATTCTCGACCACGCCAACCCACCAGGAGTGCCGCTTCTGTTCATGGCAGGAACGCTGTTGGGGTAGGTCTTGATGCATGAGTCCAGCTACTTCGACTTCAACGATGCAGCGGATCGCGTAACCGGGACGACAGAAGATGTCGAAGGATTGCGCCATGCGCTGATCGATCGGCTCGAATCTGTCCTGCTGTTTCTGTTCCCCCAGGGTCGTATACGTGGCGGGAAGTTCTACGTCGGTGACATTGATGGCTCACCCGGCAAAAGTCTGGTCGTTGAGATGGAGGGCGCACGACGCGGCCTCTGGTTCGACTTCGCTGCCGACATGGGCGGTGATGTGTTCGATGCTTGGGGGCTTTCCCGAAACCTTTCGGTTAAGAATGATTTCCCCCGCATTCTTGAAGAGATCCGTCAGTGGTGTGGCGTTGCACCGCCCGTCGCCAGATCCATCAAGCGTGATGTTCGCCAGCAGCCGGTCGATGAACTCGGCCCGTATACCGCTATTTGGGACTATCAGAGCGCCGACGGCACGCTGATCGCCCGGGTGTATCGCTACGACCCACCAACAGGCAAAGAATTCAGGCCCTGGGATGTGCGCGCCCGCATGTGGCGTGCGCCCGATCCACGTCCGCTCTACAACCAACCCGCCATGGCTTTGGCCAGACAGGTGGTGTTGGTTGAAGGGGAGAAGTGTGCCCAGGCCTTGATCGATAAAGGCATCGTTGCAACGACAGCCATGAACGGTGCCAGAGCGCCCATCGAAAAGACGGACTGGACCCCGCTCAGGGGTAAAGACGTTCTGATCTGGCCAGATAGGGATTCGCCGGGCTGGGATTACGCCGAAGCGGCTGCCAAGGCTTGTAGCGCCGTGGGCGCACGGTCGGTCGCGATCGTTGTCCCGCCGGAATCGAAACCTGTGAAATGGGATGCCGCCGACGCCGTGGTCGAAGACTTTGACTGCGTGGAGTTCTTGCATTCTGGCGAGCGCATCATCGTCAAGGCCAGCACAGCAGGCCTGCCCATCTATTCCATGGGCGAGATCCTGGACGACCACACGCCTGTACCTGCTGATCTGGTCTCCAACCGGATCGTCACGCCGGGCGGTATCGCTGTTTTTGGCGGTGCACCTAAGGTTGGCAAGAGCGACTTCTTGCTGTCATGGCTCGCTCACATGGCTGCCGGTCTGACGTTCTTGGAAATGGTGCCAGCAAGGCCACTCAGGGTTGCCTACATCCAGGCCGAAGTCCGATATCCGTACCTCAAGGAGCGCATGCACAACATCTTCCTGCCCAAGGAGGGGTTGGCGCTGGCGCGTCGCAATCTGATGGTCACGCCTCAGTTGCACCTGGTGCTCAATGACGAGGGGCTGGATCAGCTGATTCATGCCATCAGCACTCACTTCGTTGGTGAGCCGCCGGACATCATTGCCATTGATCCGATCCGAAACGTATTTGACGGTGGCGGCGTGGGTGGTGAGAACGACAACGACGCCATGATGTTCTTCCTCACACGCCGTGTGACCAAGCTGCACCTCGCGGTCAATCCGGATGCTGGCGTGATCTTGGTCCACCACACCAAGAAGATCACCAAGCGGCAGTTCGAGGAAGACCCATTCCAGGCTTTTGCGGGTGCGAGCAGCCTACGCAGCTATTACTCGTCCAGCCTCATGCTGCATCGGCCGGATGAGTCGACCACGGTGCGCCAGTTGATCTTTGAGTTGCGCAACGGCCCGGGATTGCCTATCCGCTATGTCGACAAGATCGACAACCAGTGGGAGATCGTCAATGCCAGCGAACGCTTGGTTCTCAAGGAGTACGGACAGAGGCTCGATGCCGAGCGTCTGCGCAAACTTGATGTGATCCTGCAGATCCTGCTCGATGAAGGGTTCAAGGGCAACTGTTACACCGCCAATCAGTTCGCTGAGGCCTTCGAAGGTAAGGCTGGCCTGGGCGGCGAGCGCACCATCCGCGAGCGACTGTCAGCCCTGGCCACCCAGGGCTACATCAAGTATTTCCGCAACGCACAGGACTATGGGCTGCCCTCCATCGGGCGCTCCAAGTTTGGCTACCTGTGTGTCGAGGGCATGGTGGTCAACCTGCCCCAGGGCGAACCGGATTCGGACACCGGAGAGGTGCCCACGGTGTCGCTGCGCGTCCTCCCCACCCACTACAAGTGCCCGCTTTCCGGGGCAGCGATGCCTGTCGAGAACCCGGAAGTGTGGGTCTATCCCGAAAACAGCAATGACCTACAGGAGTCCGAATGAACACGATTTGCCAAGATAGAGACATCACGCACGGTGCATTGGCACCCGCTCGCATCTGTGCGCAAGAGCACGCACACGCTGTCATGAGCCGCGCTTTGGAAAGCGCCCGCAAGGGCCTGCATCTGTGCGATGCCACACACATCGGCACGCAGGAGCAAGTTGGCAAAAATTGGGCTGGAAGTTGGCAAAGTTTTGCCAACTGGATTCAGTCGGCAGACCGTTGCCAACTTAATTCCTTTTCAGATCAAGCACTTACAAGTTTTTCGGTTCAGTTGGCAGTTGGCAGTTGGCAAAAGTTGCCAACTGAGCCAAGTCCTTGTTTTTATTCACTTTCTGCCACTTCCGAAGTTGGCGAAATCTCCCCCTCCTACTACGTAGGAGAGGGGGCTGATGCCCTCTCTCCGTTACGTAGGGAGGATGCCCGCACGCTCGATCCGTTGCATGCATCGCGCACCGTGGTCATGGCGATCGATCTGGGGACCACGACCGGTTGGGCCATGCGAACGCAGGACGCGCAAGTCGTCCATGGCTTTGAGAGCTTCAAGCCAAGTCGTTACGAGGGTGGAGGCATGCGCTACCTGCGTTTCAAGCGTTGGCTCAGCGACATGCGCCATCTGGCCAATGAAATCCACTGCGTTTATTTCGAGGAAGTTCGCCGCCATGCCGGCGTGGATGCAGCCCATGTCTACGGCGGACTGCTGGCCACGCTCACTGCTTGGTGCGAGCACCACAACATCCCTTACCAAGGGGTGCCCGTGGGAACGATCAAGAAACACGCCACCGGCAAGGGCAATGCAGGCAAGACAGAGGTGATGGACGCAATGCGGGAGCTGGGACATCCGGTGACCGACGACAACGAGGCAGATGCGCTGGCGCTGCTGCACTGGGTTTTGGACACACAGGAGGGATGACATGGTTGCAGCAACACTTCAATGGACAACAGATGACGTGGCTAATTGGCTTATCGAGGCCTCGCGCACAGCACATCGCTTGCCACCGGTCAGGGTGCAGGGGCACTTCAACTGCTGGCCCACCATCGTGCGCTCAGAGTACGAGCGCATGGCCAGTAACGACCCGCCGGTCTATCGCTTCCCTCCAACCCCGGTCGAGGTGGAGCGCATGCTCGTCGTCATGCAGTGGGTTCAGTGTTTGGATGTGGAGCAACGCAAGTTGGTGTGGATGCGGGCCGAACGCTGGCGTTGGTACGACATCGGCAAACGCTTCGGTGTGGCTCCACGCACGGCACAACGGCACTGGGAGGTCGCAATTCAGACCATCACCGAACATATTTCGCGTGGAGGTTGATAGGCGTTACGCGGCACAGCAAAACCGTTCCAAAGGATGCGAACAGATGCGAAAGAATCGCGAATTTGGAGGTGTCGCGTTTTGACCGATTTCAGGATAAATTCTGTCTACGGTCGCGAGAGATGCGTCTCCGACAAAACGATTTCACAAACCCGCCCGGTGGCCCAAGTGGCAATGCCCGGCGGGTATTTTCATTTCCGGTCCCCATGAATCCCATCCACATCGAATACCGACAGGTCGACGCACTGATCCCATATGCCCGCAATGCCAAACAGCATTCGGAAGCGCAGGTGGCTCAGATCGCGGCCAGCATCCGGGAGTTCGGATGGGGCGCTCCGATCCTGATCGATGGCCAAAATAACGTCATTGCAGGCCATGGTCGGCTCATGGCTGCCCGCAAGCTCGGCCTGCCTGAGGTGCCAGTGGTACCGCTTGAGCATTTGTCTGACACCCAGCGTCGCGCACTGATCCTGGCTGACAACAAGATTGGCGAGAACGCCTCTTGGGAGGACGAACTGCTGGGCATCGAATTGGCAGACCTCAAAGACGCAGGTTTCGATCTGGGCCTGACTGGCTTCTCGCAAGAGGAGTGGGAAGCCCTGATCGCTGGTGAGGAAGCCACGAAGGATGGACTCACCGATGAGGATGCTGTGCCTGAGGTCAGCGAGACACCCATCTCCAAGACTGGTGACATCTGGATCCTGGGTGAGCACAAGTTGCTATGTGGCGACGCGACCAAGGCGGATGATTTCAAGGCCCTGTTGGGAGAGGAACTGGTGGACATGACCTTCACCGATCCGCCCTACAACGTGAACTACGCAAACACGGCCAAAGACAAGATGCGTGGCAAGAACCGCCCCATCATGAACGACAACTTGGGCGAAAGCTTCGGCAGTTTCCTGTTGGACGCATGCACGAACATCCTGATCCACACCAAGGGTGCCGTCTACATCGCTATGAGTTCCTCGGAACTGGACACTCTCCAGTCGGCCTTCCGTGCCGCAGGCGGTCGTTGGTCCACGTTCATCATCTGGGCCAAGAACACGTTCACGCTCGGACGCGCGGATTACCAACGCCAGTACGAACCCATCCTGTACGGCTGGCGTGATGGATCAGACCACTTCTGGTGTGGTGCCCGTGATCAGGGTGACGTTTGGAACGTCAAGAAACCCCAAAAGAACGACCTGCACCCAACGATGAAGCCAGTGGAGCTGGTCGAGCGTGCTGTGCGCAACAGCAGCAAGACCCGAGACCTGGTGCTTGATCCGTTTGGTGGATCTGGTTCCACGTTGATTGCCTGCGAAAAACAGGACGCCGCGCCCGGCTCATCGAACTCGATCCGAAGTACGTCGACGTAATTGTCAAACGCTGGGAGGAGTTCACCGGTCGTAAGGCTGTCCGGGTGGGCGAGCTCATCCCCGACGTTGCGGCTGATGCTGATCAGCCAAGTCTGGCCACATAACGGCCACTGTCCCCACCAGATGGATCCACGTAAAGGTACGGGCGTCCTGGGGCGTGGACTTCCACGCACAGACGACCCTGCATGAAGTAGCCACCTTTACCCTTGAGCCAGTCGCGTGACATGTAGAGGTGCTTGGAGAAACCATCGAACTCTTCTGGAGTCATCTCTTTGGTCTCGGTGACGTAGACCACGTATTCACCCGTGCCGGCAATCTCGGTGATGTCTGCGGGCTTGCGTCCGAAGGGCAATCGGATGCTCAACTCTTCAACCTGCATCTCCTGGCCATCGAAAGTGATGGTCAGTGGCTTGCGCTCAATCGTAATGGTCATTGTTTTCATGGCTTGGCTCCTGGTCAGGCGACGCGGTAAATCCGCTGTCCACCAGCATCCTTTGTCGAGGTGATCTCCAGGCCGAGCTTCTTCTTGAATGCGCCGGCAAAGGTGCCGCGCACCGTGTGTTGCTGCCAACCGGTGGCTTCACAGATCTGCGTGATCGTGGCCCCCTCGGGGCGCTTGAGCATGGCAATCACCTGCGCCTGCTTGCTGTTGTCCCGGCTGCGGGGCTTCGCATCTGTTGCGGCTTCAATGACTTCATCGAGGGCCTTGCTGGTGATCGGTGCCTTGCGGGGCACACCCAGTGCTTCGTAGCCCTCGGCAGCAACGAACCAGTCCTTGCCGTCGTAGGTGATCAATGCGCGTTTAAGCAGGCCGTCGATCACCTTCTGGCGGGCACCGCCTTTGATGTTCTCGGGGAACCAGGTGATCTTGCCCTCGGTGTGTTGATGAGCGTGAGCCAGGATGGCGTGTTGTGCAGGTGTGAGTTGCGTGGTCATGGTGCTCTCCGATCAGGATTGGGTGGAAATGGGTGCTTGATTGGCGCTGGCGGCTTTGCGGCCAGCTTCAAAGGCCGCTTGAAGCGCAGCCTTGACACCCCAGACGCTCACGTCGTGGAAGTCAAGTCGGTCGCTGTGCTGGGTCTCTAAGGTTTCAATGAACAGATGCTCTTTTGCGATCTGCTCGAGCTGCTTGTTGGGTTCTTTGGCTTTCATGGGTTACTCCTTGCCTTGGTTGATGGTGTTCGTATGAACGCTCTGTTTCCAGAGGAAGCCAAGCTAAATCTCCGAAGCAGTTGCTTCTTTCTTGAATCACTTGGAAATAACGGCAAATGCCCCGCAGCGCACCCACTCCCTGTCGATACCCGGGTTGCTCTGCAGTGGTGGCTGAGCCCGGTTACTGCGACGCACACCGGCCCCTGAGGCACCGTGATTACGGGCGTGCGCGGCGTGGGTTTGATGCCGAGGTGGGCTTCTATCAATCACGGCAGTGGCGCTCGGTGCGGGCGGCCTTCCTGCGAGAGCACCCGCTGTGTGGTGCGTGTGGAGCCAAGGGTCTGCTGGTGGGGGCGCGTGTCGTGGACCACGTCCTGCCAATCAAAGATGGTGGTGCGCGCTTTGATGCGACCAACCTGCAATCGCTGTGCGTGCCCTGTCACAACAGCAAGACCGCACGCGAGTCAGCGGCGCGGTCGGCTCCCCCCAGGGGGGATGAATCTCTAGGGTTGGCCAGCCGCGATGCGCGCGCCAGCCTAAATTTTTCGCGTGCAAATTGAACTAGGGGGGATCCCCTTGGATGGGATACCTATGGCCGGTCGTAAACCGTTGCCCACCAAAGTCAAGCAAATCAAAGGGACGTTGCAAAAGTGCCGCACCAATCTGAGGGAACCTAAGCCCATTGGTGATTTGGTTGAACCGCCGGATTACATGCCCGAGGGGGCCAAGGCCGCCTGGCGCTATGCCCTGGAGTGTGCTCCGCCGCACCTGCTCAAGAAGCTCGATATGTCGGTGCTGGAGATCTGGGCGTGCGCTGCAGACCTATACCGCAAGGCCCAGGCTGGCATTGCCAAGACCGGATTACTGGTGAAGGCGCCCAACACGGGTGTGCCCATGCAGTCTCCGTATCTGGCCATCGCCAACAAGCAGGCGCAAATCATGACCAAGGCTGCAACTGAGATGGGCTTCACGCCCGCATCCCGGTCCCGAGTCACGCTGCCATTGGAGGCGGCTGATGACGATCTTGATCCCTGGGCGGATATCGCGGGGTAAACGCCAATGCCTGTGACGAACTATGCGGCCATGGCCAAGCGCTATGCCGAGCAGGTGGTGGCAGGTGAAATCCTGGCCTGCCGCTGGGTGCAACTTGCTTGCCAGAGGCAACTCAACGATCTCGTGCGCTTCAAGGGGAAGGGCAGCCCCTACCGTTTCAACCCGAAGCTGACCGATCGGGACGGTCGTGGGTTTCATCCTGCCGACAACCTGTGCGCGTTCATTGAACGCCTGCCCCATGTGAAGGGGCCGCTGGCGGGTGAACCGATCAGTCTGGAGCCGTGGCAGGTGTTCATCCTTTCAACGGTGTTCGGCTGGGTGAAGGACGATGGCAAGCGGCGCTTTAGGCGCTCGTACATTGAGGTGCCACGGGGTAATGCCAAATCGACTCTGTCGTCGGCAGTGGCGTTGTACATGCTGGCGGCCGATCGTGAGGGCGGCGCTGAGGTGTACTCGTTGGCCACGACTCGTGACCAGGCACGCATTGTCTTTGGCGATGCCCAGACCATGGCTCGGCGCAGTCCGGGATTTAGGAGTCGGTTCTCGGTCAATGTTGGTGCACACAACATGAACGTGCTGTCCTCAGGTTCTAAGTTTGAAGCGTTGTCGGCAGAAGGCTCAACGTTGGACGGCCTGAATATTCACTTTGGTTGCGTGGATGAACTTCACGCTCATAAGACGCGCACCGTCTACGACGTGGTCGAGACTGGTACAGGCAAGCGAGACAACTCACTTTTATGGGTGATCACCACGGCGGGCAGCAACCGCTCTGGCATCTGCTACGAGGTGCGGACCTTTGTATCCAAATTGCTCGATGGCGTGTTCGAGGACGACTCGCAGTTCGGGATCATTTACGGCCTGGACGATGGTGATGACTGGACCTCTGAAAACGCTCTGATCAAGGCCAATCCCAATTGGGGTATCTCGGTACGTTCGGAAGTGCTGGGGCCTCTACAGGCCAAGGCCATGCAGTTGCCCAGTGCGGTCAACAACTTCAAAACCAAGCACCTCAACGAGTGGGTCAACGCGGACACGGCCTGGATGGACATGCGGGCTTGGGATTCCTGTGCCGACTCGGGCCTGGAAATTGATGCCTTCATTGGCCAACCCTGCTGGATAGGCCTAGACCTTGCCAGCAAAACTGACATCGCAGCGCTGGTGATGGTTTTTCAGCACCCGGAGATTGCGGATGCGTATGCCGTCTTTGGCAAGTATTACCTGCCAGAAGACACAGTAAATGCCGCTGGCAACAGCCAGTACTCGGGCTGGATGCGAACTGGTCGTTTGACGGTGACGCCAGGCAACGTGATCGATTTTGGGTGGATCGAGGCAGACCTCATGGATCTGACCTCACGATTTTCCGTGCAGGCGGTGGCCTTCGACCCGTTTCAGGCAACGCAGTTGTCTACTCGGATGCTGGCTGAAGGGCTGCCCATGATCGAAGTGCGTCCCACGGTACTGAATTTCAGTGAACCGATGAAGACGCTTGAAGCCCTGGTGCTTCAGAAAAAGCTGGTCCATGACGGCGACCCGGTGCTTGGCTGGATGGCCAGCAACGTGGTGGCTCACCTGGATGCCAAAGACAACATTTATCCACGCAAGGAGCGGGCAGAAAACAAGATTGACGGCATCGTTGCACTGATCATGGCGCTTGCGCGTGCGATCAAACCGGGGGACTCGGTAGTGCTGGGAGTCGACTACGAATTGATGCTGCTCTGAGCCAATGGGAATTTTTAGCTTCTTCGACCGCTTTCGTGCCTCCAGTGACGATCGCTCCCCTTGGGGTGACTTCTGGTTCGAGCCGGTGTCGATTCGCTCCAGTAGCGGCATTCGAATCTCACACGATGGCGCCCTGCGTTTGTCGGCGGTGTACGCATGCGTGCGCATCCTGTCGGAGACCATGGCATCGCTCCCCCTGGTCCTGTACCGCAACCGGGCAGACGGCGGCAAGGACCGGGTGACCGATCACTGGTTGTATAACCTGCTGTGCCGGCGGCCCAACCGCTACCAGAATCCCTTCGAATGGCGCGAGATGCTGCAGGGCCATTTGGCTTTGCGCGGCAATGCCTATAACCAGATCATCACCAACCCGCGTGGCGAGATCCTCGAGCTCATCCCCATCCATCCAGACCGCATCAAGGTCGAGGTGCTCAAGACGGGCGAGTACCGATACCGGGTGACTGAGCGTGCGGGGGAGGAAGTGATCCTGCCGCGTGGTTCGGTCTGGCATTTGCGAGGCCTGTCCTCAGACGGGCTGATTGGTATGAGTCCGATTGAGCTTGCCCGGGAAAGCCTGGGCATGGCACTGGCCGCTCAGGATTACGGCGCCCGGTTCTTCGCTAACGATGCCAAGCCCACCGGCGGCTGGATCGAGTTTCCTGGTTCTTTCAAGGATGCCGAAGCCAAGAAGGTGTTCCGTGAGTCCTACCAGCAGGCGCAGTCTGGCGCCAACCGGGGCAAGGTCCTGGTGCTGGAAAACGGCATGAAGTTCCACGAGGTCGGGGTGACCAACAAGGACGCTCAGTTTCTCGAGCTGCGCAAATTTCAGATCACCGATATCGCACGGCTCTTTCGGGTGCCGCCTCACATGATCGCGGACCTCGACCGTGCCACGTTCTCAAACATTGAGCAGCAGAGTCTGGAATTCGTGATGCACACCATGACGCCGTGGGCGGAGCGTTGGGAAGCATCCATTGAGTCGGAGCTGTTGCTCGATGGGGATGACCTGGAAATCGAGTTTGATTTCTCGAACCTCATGCGTGGCGACGCAGCCAGCCGTTCGGCTTACTACCAGAGTGGCATCCAGAACGGATGGCTCACTCGCAATGAGGCCCGCATTTCGGAAAACCTCAACCCGATCGAAGGGTTGGACGAACCACTGCGCCCATTGAACATGGTCGAGGAAAGTGACGCCGAAGACCTAGGCACGAGCGACGATCCAGCAGATGTCAGCCAGACCATCGCGGACCCTCAAGACGATCAGGCCACGGCCCGGTTGCACTCGGTTGTGGCGTCAGCCGCTGAACGCTGGGCAAGGCGCATCAGCCGCTCTGGCGTGATCGATCAAAAGGACATTGCCCTGATCGCTGAGGCATTGGCCGTACCGCTGGCCTCAGCTGAGCGCTGGGCCACAGAACAAAACGGGCTGGAGTTGGCGCAAGCCGACCTGTGCCAATCACTGACCCACTTGGGGATGAATCCATGAACCATCAATTGCTGGTCGCCGAGTTTCTGGCGACCCCCTGGGCACTCATGCCCGAACGACTCCATGCCCTGGCGTCAGTCGTTATGCGCTGGTCGGCCGGTATTCCGGCCGATGCCGACAACATGATCCGGGTGCAGGCAGACCGTGTGATCCGTGAGACACGGCGCCAAACAGTCTCAGCCCAGTCTGCAGGTGGAATTGCCGTGCTGCCGCTCTACGGAGTCGTGACTCAGCGCGGGAACATGGTTGAAGATGTTTCGGGGCCTGGCAGTACCAGCACGCAGCAGTTTTCATCTGCGTTGCGCCAGTTGATGGCCGACGACACGGTGGGGCAGATCTTGATCGACATCGACAGTCCTGGCGGCAGTGTGTATGGCGTTGCAGAACTGGCAGATGAAATCCTGAGCGCGCGTGCCCAGAAACCTGTGATCGCGGTGGCCAATTCGTTAGCGGCGTCCGCCGCCTATTGGATCGGTTGCTCGGCATCCGAGTTCTATGTCACCCCTGGTGGCGAAGTCGGCTCCATTGGCGTCTGGCAGGCGCACCAAGACTACAGCAAGGCGCTCGAAGATGCAGGTGTCAAAACCACCCTGATATCGGCCGGCAAGTTCAAGGTCGAAGGTAACCCCTACAGCCCCCTTGACGATGAGGCGCAGTCCTTCATGCAGTCGCGCGTCGATGACTACTACGCCGCGTTCACTAAGGCGGTTGCCCGAGGCCGAGGAGTGCCGATTTCGCAGGTCCGCGAAGGCATGGGTCAGGGCCGTGTGCTTGGCGCTGATGCGGCCCTGGCGCAAAACATGATTGATGGCGTCGCCACCTTTGACGATGTCCTCAAAAAGATGCGACGCGATGCCAAGCAGCAGGCTCGACCTGCCGTATCTCGTCTGAAGCAAGCGAGGGATTCTCTGGCTCTGCTCTAACCCTATCCCGGTACGACTCCGTCGAGTCATCCCAGGTTTGTCCACGACCCGTCGGTCGTAATCCGTTTTTTCATCCAGCCGCCACACCGTGAGGTGTTAGGCGGTTTTTCATTACTGGAGAACCCAAATGAGTAAACAACTCCGCGAACTGCAGGCTCGCAAGGCAGGCCTGATCAAGGAAGCCCGTGCGCTGACTGACCGTGCAGCGTCCGAAAACCGTGACATGAACGACGACGAGGTCACCGCCTTCGACGCCCTCAAGGCTCGTATCGATGCTGCCAGTGCCTCCATCGATCGAGAGGCCGCCCTGATTGCCGAAGAGGCACAGATGGCCATGACCGTAGCCACTCCGTCCAGCGGCATCATCACCGTGACGGATAACCGTGCGGCCGACCCGCAGCATGGTTTCAAAACCATGGGCGAATTCATGCAGGCGGTGTTCCAGGCCGAGAAGCCCGGGAATGGCGTCGATGATCGTCTGATGTTCGGTGGTGGCCGCAGCGCGGCTGCCCCTGGCACCTTCAGCAACGAAGCGGCCGGTCAAGATGGTGGTTTCCTCGTGCCGCCCCAGTTCTCGCAAGAGATCTTCAAGTTGTCCCTGGGCGAAGACTCCCTGCTGCCCATGACTGACAACGTCGAGATCAGTGGCAACAGCATGGCTTTCCCCAAGGACGAGACCACCCCCTGGGGTACCAACGGCATTCGTGCCTACTGGCAGGGCGAGGCGGCATCTGCAATTGCCACCAAGCCTGTCCTGGGTCTGGCCACGCTGCGCCTGAAAAAGCTCATGGCCTTGGTGCCCACCACCGATGAGTTGCTGGACGACGCCAACGCGCTGACCAGCTACTTGCCGCAGAAGGTGGCTCTGTCGATCCGCTGGAAGACCAACGAGTCGATTCTGTTTGGGGCTGGTAACGGGGTTCCTGTTGGGGCGCTGTCTGCAGGTGCCACGGTGACGGTGGCCAAGGAATCGGGACAAGCGACTCAGACGCTGCTTCCGCAGAACTTGGCCAAGATGATCTCACGTTTGCCCAATGGGTCCTTTGCGAACTCAGTGTGGATCGTCAACAACGACGTCTTGCCTGCGCTCTTCACCTTGTCCCTGGGCAACTACCCGATCTACCTGCCCACGGGCTTGCCGGTGGGTGGAATTCAGGTTTCGCCCTACGGCACGCTGCTGGGCCGCCCGGTGTTTGTCTCCCAGCACGCCAACACCTTCTCGTCTCAAGGCGACGTGATCCTGGTGGACCTGTCGTACTACCAGACCATCACAAAGGCAGGTGGCATGCAGACCGCCACGTCCATGCACTTGTACTTCGATGCTGATCTGACCGCCTTCCGGACAACCTTCCGCATGGACGGCCAATCCAAGATCGCCGCGCCGATTTCCCCGGCCAAGGGGGCCACAACGATGTCGCCCTATATCCAGCTGGGCGCGCGCTGATCGCTGCGAATCAACTCAACTCTCAAGGAGAACCTCATGTTTCCCAATGCAAAAGGCAGCGAACTGTTTGCCGTCCTCGCCACCATCGACCCCGCCAGCCTGGCGGTGGGTACCGTCACCACCGGCTGGCTTTCGGTGGCCAACTTCCATGCCCTCGTGGCCAGCATCGAAACTGGTGCGCTGGGCACGTCAGCAACGCTGGACGCCAAGTTGCAGCAAGCGCTCGATAGTTCCGGCACCAGTGCCAAGGACATCACGGGTAAAGCCATCACCCAGCTGACCCAAGCGGGTGGCGGCTCGGCTAAGCAAGTCATCATCAACGTCAAGCCCGAGGAGCTCGACACAGTTAACGGCTTCGGCTTCGTGCGCCTGTCGATCACCGTGGGTGTGGCGGCAAGCCTGGCCGGCGCCCAGGTGCTCGGTGTCAATCCACGCTATGCCACTGCGGACGCCTTCAACCAGGCAGCCGTGGCGCAAATCATCTGAGGAGAGCAGTCATGAAATCGATTCGATTCCTGGCCGACTTCTTCTCGGTCGATGGCTCTGGCAACAGTTTCGTGAAGTACGCCAAGGGTGGTATCTATCCGTCAGACGACGAGACTCTCGGTCAAGTCGCTGCTGGCTTCGCGGAGGAAGTGGATACCCCAAAGGCTTCCGCTGCGACAACCCAAAGCGCTCCAGCAGCTGCCCCGGCACCCAAGTCAGCGGCAGCCAGCGCTGAGGGAGCCTGATCGTCATGCCGCTGCAACTTGTCAGCCCGCCTATTGAGGAGCCGGTGTCCCTCGCGGACGCCAAGCTCCATCTGCGGGTGGATTTCACGGATGACGATGCGCTGATCTCGGCGCTCATCACGGCGGCGAGGCAGGCAGCGGAGACGATCACGGGCCGTCAGATCGTGACGGCGCGCTGGAGGATGGTGCTCGACAGCTTTCCGGGTCCCAGCCTGATGGGGGTGCCTGCCGGCAGCCCCTTCACGCTGCCCGGCCACGCGATCCTGATCCCTAAGTGTCCCGTTCAGTATGTGGTGAGCATTCAGTATCAGGATATGGCTGGAATCTGGCAGAGCATGCCAACTAGCGACTATGTGGTGGACTTGGCTTGCGAGCCGGCTCGCATTACCCCGGTATTCGGGAAGATCTGGCCTATCACGCTGCCTCAGATCGGCGCAGTCAGCGTCACCTTTGACACCGGTTACGGTTCTGCCGCCTCGGTTCCCGAGGGCATCAAGAGCTGGATCAAGCTCAGGGTTGGCAGTCTGTATGCGCATCGCGAGGAGGTCGCGGCCCTCTCGCGTGGACGTATTGAGGCTTTGCCATTCATTGACGGCTTATTGGACCCCTACAAGGTAGTGCTGGTATGAATCCCATCACCGCAGGCATGCTCAATCGCCGTATACAGATTCAGCGCCCCAGCACCGTCAAAGACAGCCTGGGGGCTCCCAGTCGAAGCTGGATCAATGTCGCTACTGTATGGGCCGATATTCAGCCATTGTCTGGACGTGAGTCTGTGATCGCCAATCGGATTTCGGCGGAGAGCACCCATCAGATCACGGTCCGCTACCAGGCTGTTTTTGACAACCCCCAGCAGGTTGCACAGATGCGGGTTCTGTACAAGTCCCGCATCTTCAACATCCACTCGGCCCTCAACGAGGACGAACGGCGAACGCAACTCATCTTGCTGGTCTCGGAGGGGCTTGATGATGGCTAAGCGAGAACTTGTCAAGGTTGAAGGTCTGGCTGAATTGGCCAAGGCACTGAGGGAGTTGCCAGACAGGGTTGCGAAAAACGGGTTGCGTGTGTCTGTCTATGCGGGAGCCAAGGTCATCCGCGATGAAGCCAGGCTGCGAGCTCCCAAGGCCATAGAGTCACTCGGTCCCAATCAGCCTCCACCGGGGACGCTCAAGCGCTCGGTGATCATGAAGCACATCCCCGAGCTCTCCAGCCTCACACGTCAAACCTTTTTTGTGACGGTGCGTCACGGTAAGAAGTACCGCAAGCAGGGCAAGAAGGGCAACCTCTCGCAGGATACCTGGTATTGGCGCTTTGTGGAGTTCGGTACCCGAAAGATGCGCGCCAGACCATTCCTGCGGCCAGCCCTGGAGGCCAAGCGGCGCGACGCCGTGCAGGCCATGAAGGAGCGTCTTGCCGAGCGGGTGGAACTGGAAGCTAAGAACCTCAACAGGAAATAGTTGTGCAGGACTTCTTTAACGCCATCAAGGACTTGGCGGCGGGTGAGGTCTATGCGCTCGTCGCACCAGAAAACACACAGTACCCGGCCATCGTCTACACGCCCATCGTCAAAGAGCACATCTTTGGCATCGATGGGCCACATGGCCTGCAGCGCGTTCGCGTGCAGGTCGACACCTACGCCAGAACGTACCAGGAGGCATTGCTCTTGCAGGACCAGGTCCTGGATGCGCTGCTGGCAGACAAGAGCACCGTCGCCGATGTGCGCATGGGGCTCTCCGATTTTGAAGATCAGGCCCGGCTGTACCGGGTGAGTGTGGACTACACCTACCACCGGTAGTAGTGATTCCACAAAACAGGAGCATTTACATGAGCAGCACAGCAATCACTGCACAAGGCATTGCCATTGCCCGATTTGGCACCACCGCCTTTGAGACCATTCCGAACGTGGTTTCGTTTCAGGGACCTGGTGGCCAGGCCGCCGTCATCGATGTCACCAATTTGGCGTCGGTATCCAAGGAAAAGCGCGTGGGCTTGCGCGACGAGGGCCAGTTGACCCTGACGGTTCACTACAACCCCGACGATCTGGTGCACCAAGGCCTCAGAACTGACCGTGCCAATCGCGCCCGTCGTCAATTCAAGATCACTTTCACCGACACCAATCCCGCCACTTGGACCTTCTACGGATACGTGACGCACTTCAGCGTTCAAGGCGGTGTAGATGCTGTGGTGCAAGCGTCCGTGACCATCGAGATCGATGGCGAGATCACCGAATCCTAAGGAGAACAATCTATGTTGACCCGTGAACAAATTCTGCAAAGCGATGATCTGCCCTGTGAAACTGTCCAAGTGCCGGAGTGGGGTGGTGATGTGCAAGTGCGCACCATGACCGGCACCGATCGCGATGCCTTCGAAGCCAGCTTGATTGGCAAAGAGGGGCGTCTTGAAAATGTCCGTGCTCGTCTGGTGTCCCTCGCCCTGTGCGATGAGAGTGGAACGCGACTGTTCAGTGATGCTGACATCACCGCGCTGGGATCCAAAAGCGCCAAAGCGCTGGACCGTGTGTTTGCAGTCGCTCAGCGCCTCAACGGTATTGGCTCCGACCAGGTGGACGCCGCAAAAAACGCCTGATCGCCCATTCATCCCGGCGATTTGTGTTCCGCCTGGCCCTGGCTTTGGGCCTTACGGTTCGCGAGATGCTGGGGCGTATGGGCTCGGATGAACTCACCGAGTGGATGGCGTATTACCAGCTCGAACCCTTTGGGGACTATCGGGCTGATTACAGATCGGGCGTGGTGGCTTCCACTTTCGCCAACGCACACCGGGCCAAAGATGCCAACCCATTCAGGCCCGAAGACTTCATGCCCTTCCTTGAGAAGAGGCCTCCGGCAGATGAAACCCCTCTCAATGTGGCCAAGTTCAAGGCCATGTTCTCGCACAAGGTAGTGAAAATACATGGCTGATATCGGCTCTCTGGTAGTCAAGCTCGCTGCCGAGACGGCTGAATTCCGTGAAGACCTGGGAAAAAGCGCCCACCTTCTGGAAAAGCACGCCGAATCCATGCGCGGCTCCCTGGAGAAAGTCGCAGAGGTGGCCAAGACCACCTTTGCCATTGCCATTGGCGTCGAATCGGTTGGAGCCTTGAAGGAGTTGATTGCGCATACGCTGGAGACGGTGGCGGCGCTCCAAGATCTGGCCGAGCAGACTGGGGCAAGTGCCACGGCCTTGTCCGGCTTTGCTCCGGTGGCCACCATCTCTGGCGTGGCCATGGACCAGATCGGGGTGGGCCTGACCAAGCTCTCCAAGGGGCTCGCCGGGGTGGACGATGAGACTAAGGGGGCTTCACAGGCCCTGCAGTTTCTGGGCATCAAGGCTAAGGATGCAGGGGGCAACCTGCGGGATCCGGCCGAGGTCATGAACGACATCGCCCTGAAGCTGTCCAATTTCGAGGACGGGGCAGGCAAGACGGCCGTTGCGCTGGAGCTCTTTGGCAAGTCTGGGGCGAGCTTGCTGCCTTTCCTCAAGGACCTGGCCGCTAACCAGGACCTGAACATCCGGCTCACTGAAGCTGAGATCGAATCTGCCGAGAAGGCATCGAAGGCGCTGGGCCGCATGCGGGCCGAGCACAACTTCGTCGCCCAGACCATCGTCACGGCCGCGCTTCCTGCTCTTGAAGAGCTTGTGGGTGAGCTCAAGGCGGTGATGCTGGGCACACACAACACGGCTGAGGCCATGGTCAAGCTGCGAGACGATGGCACGCTCAAGACTTGGGCGCAGGACACAGCGTATGGCATTGCCATCGTGATCGATGCGCTGCGCGGTGTGATCCAGATGGCTAAGGCGGTCATGGGCAGCTTCGAGGCGGTTTGGGCCGACATCGAATTGCTCGGTACTTTTCTCGCCGGTGGCAAGGGACTGAACCCGTTTTCTGAGGAGAACCAGGCCACACTCAAGACCGCATTGGAAAAGCGTAACGCGATCGTTGAGAAGGCCAATCAGACCTACGTTGACCTCTGGAAGATGCCGCTCCTGGCCGATGCTGTCAAAGAGCGGTTCAATGCCATCAACCGGGGTGAGACGGAAGCCGCAGCCGAGGCCAAAAAGCCCAAGCTGAACTACAACTCTGCTACTGGCGCTCTCACTGCCGCAGCGATGGCAAAGATTGAGAGCGAGATAAAGCAACTGCAGGGGCTGACGGATGTCGAGACCGGCATCCTCAAGGACCGTCAAAAGATCATCGATCTGTATGAGAGCCAGGGCTTCATCAGCTACAAGGAGGCGAGCGAGGCCCGGCTGAGTGCGCAACAAGATTTCACAGCCCGGCTGGCAGAGTTGTATTCGCAGGAAGAGGCAATCCTGAAAAGTGGTCTTGCCACGGTGGCGAAAACCACCCAGGACAAATTGAAGCTGCAGGACAGACTTATCGAGATCACTCTTCGGCGACAAAGACTCGAGCGTGAGGCGCAGCAGTCCAACCTTGAGCGCGAAATCAAGCTGCCAGGCGAAACGCTCAAGGACCTGCAAGAGCAGGTGGCCAGGAGCCAGGGTCAGCTTCGATCGACTGAGGAGCAAATCAAGGTCCTGCGCGAGACGGGTTCGATCAGCGAGATTGATGCCCTTAGGCGTCTGTCTGCCGCGCGCAAGTCCAGCGCAGAAGAGCTCGCAGACTTTGCTGCCAAGGCTCGGGAGCTGGTGGAAGCCGCGCCTGGCAATGACAAGTTGGCCGAGTCGTTTCGCCGCATTGAAGAGGCTGCCCGTCAGGCGGCCGATGGAGCGAAGCTCCTGAGTCAGCGGGCGCTTGAACTGTCAGACCCGGGGGCTGGGTTCTCCAAGGCGCTGCGCACCCTGGGTGAAGAAACCGAACAGGTGGGCAAGCAGATGGAGGCGGTGACCACCAAGGCCTTCAATGGGATGACGGATGCGCTCACCAACTTTGTGATGACTGGAAAGCTCGACTTCAGGTCGCTGGCCACCTCCATCATCTCTGACCTGATCCGCATCCAGATACAACGTGCCATCACGCTACCCATGGCCAAAGCACTGGGCAGCATGTTCGGGTTTGCCGATGGCGGAATCATGACCTCGGCTGGCCCTTTGCCCTTGCGCACCTATGCCAGTGGTGGGGTTGCCTCATCCCCGCAACTTGCGGTGTTCGGAGAGGGCTCTAAGCCTGAGGCCTATGTGCCGCTGCCTGATGGTCGATCCATTCCCGTGACCATGAACCAGTCTGCCTCAGGTGGCGGGGATGTTTTCAACATCTCGGTGAACGTGGCCGAAGGTGGTGTGACAACCAGCACAGGTCAGGGCAAGGATCTGGGACGGGCGATTTCCAGCGCTGTCAGACAGGAATTGCTGAATCAAAAGCGTGCGGGTGGTCTGCTCGACCCCCGAAGAACTGGATGAATTAAGGGGGGCTTCATGGCGTCATTCACATGGATTGCATCGATTGGCGCATCACTCAGCCTCAAACCCAATGTCCGAAAGGTCTCCTTCGGCGACGGGTACGAGCAGCGCCTGGCCTTTGGCATCAACACCCAGCCGGAAGTGTGGTCCCTGGAGTTCAGGGGTAAATCAACGACCGAGGCGGCTGCCATTGACAACTTCCTGCGTGCCCGTGGGGCGGTTCAGTCATTCGACTGGACTACCCCGAGTGGTATTGCGGGCAAATTTCTGTGCGAGGAGTGGAGTCGCACGGTGGAAGAACCTAATCTGGAAAACATCCGAGCCACGTTCAGGCAGGTGTTTGATCTCACATGACAGCCCAACCAATCACCACGGAAATCCAGAAGCTCTCTCCGAGTGCAGTCATCGAGCTCTTTGTGATGGACCTGTCCCTCTTCAATGAGGGCGTAGTCCGTTTTCATGCAGGCACCAACGAGCTGCGCCGTCAGGTGATTTGGCAGGGCAACACCTATGAGCCGTTTCCCATTCAGGCTGAAGGCTTTGAGTTCAACGGCAACGGCCAAGTGCCGCGTCCCAAGCTCAAGGTGGCCAACGTCACGGGCAGTATCACTGCGCTGATCCTTTCCTACCAGGACCTGGTGGGGGCTCGGGTCACGCGAAAGCGCACGCTGCTCAAGTACCTCGATGCCGTGAATTTCGGGACCGGTACCAACCCGACCGCAGATCCGACGGCCGAGTTTGCCGACGATGTGTATTTCATTGACCGCAAGTCACGAGAGACCCGGGATGTGGTCGAGTTTGAGTTGGCTGCCTCGTTTGACCTTGAAGGGGTGTCCTTGCCCCGGCGGCAGATTGTTCAGAACGTCTGCCCCTGGACCTATCGAGGCTCGGAGTGCGGCTATACCGGGACAGCCTATTTCAATGCCAACGATGAGACTGTGACGTCACGGTCGCAGGATGTCTGCGGAAAAAGGCTCATGTCCTGCCAGAAGCGCTTTGGCTCTAATGCCGAGTTGCCTTTTGGCGGGTTTCCAGCGGCGGGACTGATCCGATGATGAATTCCGACAATCAAGCGCTGGCATTGGTCCACGCTGCAGATGAATTTCCACGGGAAGCCTGTGGCTTGCTCGTCATTCACAAGGGCCGGGAGACCTATGTCCCATGCCGCAACATTGGCGTGGGTACCGACCAGTTCGTGATCCACCCCGAGGACTATGTCCGGGCCGATCGGCTTGGAGAGATAGTGGGGGTGTTCCACTCCCACCCGAATCTGCCCGCCGAACCCAGTCAGGCCGACAGGGTGGCCTGCGAAGCTACTGCGTTGCCCTGGTTCATCGTTTCCTACCCCTCTGGGCAGTGGCATGAGATGCAGCCATCGGGCTACATCGCTCCCTTGGTCGGTCGGGCATGGGCACACGGCGTACTCGATTGCTACTCGGTGATCCGGGACTGGTATCGGGCAGAGCGAGGCATTGACCTGCCGAACTTCGACCGCTTTGACGAATGGTGGAAGCGCGGCCAGAGCCTGTACCTCGACAACTTCGGCGCGGCAGGCTTTGAGGCGCTGGGCGCCGTTCAATCCCAAGACATGGAAGTCGGCGATGTGCTCCTGATGCAGGTGGCTTCGCCCGTTCCCAACCATGCCGCCATCTACCTGGGTGATGGCCTGATCCTGCATCACCTGCAGGGCAGGCTCTCCAGCCGGGATGTGTATGGCGGCTACTGGCAAAAGATCACGACGCACATCCTGAGACACCGCACGGAAATAACCCAACCTCCATGACCACCATCATCCTTCTCGGCGAACTGGGCAAACGCTTCGGCCGCAGGCACAAGATGGCAGTTGCCTCGGCAGCGGAAGCGGTGCGTGCCCTGTGCGCGAACTTTCCCACCTTTGAGCGAGAGCTTTTGGCTTCAGGTGAGAGAGGTGTGGGCTACCGGGTGCTGGCCGGGCGGGACGCCTTGAATCTTGATCGGCTTCATGAGCCTACGGGCCAGCAGCACATCACGATTGCACCCGTAATCTCGGGTGCAGGGGGCAATGGTCTGGGCCAGATCTTGTTGGGGGCGGCCCTGATCGCTGTGTCTTGGTGGAACCCGATGGGCTGGGCTGCGGCGGGATCGTTTCTCTCGCAGGCCACGCTCTATTCGGTGGGTACTTCCATGATTTTGGGAGGTGTGGCCCAGATGATCGCTCCAACGGCCAAGTCCTCTGACCCTTCCGAGCGACCAGAAAACCAACCGAGCTACGTTTTCAACGGCGCTGTGAACACCACGGCCCAAGGGCATCCCGTGCCCGTGGGTTACGGGCGGCTGATCGTAGGTTCAGCCGTGATCAGCGCAGGCATCGATGTGGACGAAATTCCGATATGAATACCGCAGATTCTCAGTTGATTGTTGGAGCTGGCGGTGGCGGCAAATCCGGGGGAGGCAGCGCCCGTGTTGCCCAGGAGGCACCCGACAGCTTGCGTTCCAAGGCCTATGCCCGGGTGGTTGATCTTGTCTGTGAGGGCGAGATTGAAGGCCTGGTTGGTGGTTTGAAATCGGTCTATTTGGACGACACCCCCATACAGAATTCGGATGGCTCGTACAACTTCACCGGGGTGACGCTGGAGGCACGGACCGGAACCCAGCAGCAAAGCTATATCCCTGGTTTTTCCTCTGTGGAAAACGAGGTGTCCGTCGGGGTGGAGTGCAAGTACGGTCAGCCTGTGGTGCGCTCCATCACTGACCCGGACGTGGACGCTTTGCGCATCAAGGTCAGCATCCCGACGCTGACGCTGCAGGACACGACCAATGGTGACCTAAACGGTACCTCGGTCAGTTATGCGATCGACCTGCAGTCCCGGGGAGCCGGGTATGTGCAGATCCTGCAGGACACGGTTTCAGGCAAGACTTCTTCGCGCTACCAGCGCAGTTACTACATCCCTTTGTCCGGGACTGGTCCTTGGGACGTGCGCCTGCGTCGCATCACGGCAGACTCGACGCAGACCAGCCTGCAAAACAAGACCTTCCTCGAGTCCTATACAGAGGTGATCGAGAGCAAGCTGCGTTACCCCAACAGTGCCTTGATGGCGCTTCGGGTTGATGCCTCACAGTTCACCTCGATTCCCAGACGCAGCTATGACCTCAAGCTCCTTCGAGTTCGCATACCGTCGAACTACTTTCCTGAAACCCGCTCTTATGCTGGTGTTTGGGATGGCAGCTTCAAGATAGCCTGGACGGACAACCCAGCCTGGTGCTTCTATGACCTGGTGACCAACACACGCTACGGTCTTGGCAACTACATCCCTGAGTCGCAGGTCGACAAGTGGGCGCTTTACCGGGTGGCCAAGTACTGTGACGAATTGGTGCCCAACGGGCTGGGTGGCTATGAGCCACGCTTTACCTGCAACCTGTACCTGCAGACTAGGGAGCAGGCCTACAAGGTGGTGCAAGACATGGCCTCGGTGTTTCGGGGCATGGCTTACTGGTCGGGTGGCGCAATCACGGTCACGCAGGATGCGCCGCAGGATCCGGTCTACCAGTTCACCGCTGCCAACGTTGTCGATGGTGAGTTCGCCTATCAGGGATCATCTGCCAAGGCTCGGCACACAGTGGCGCTGGTCAGCTGGGTGGATCCGGATGATTTCTACCGCCAGAAGGTGGAATACGTCGAGGACCTCGCAGGCATCGCCCGTTATGGGGTGGTGCAGGCCGATGTGGTGGCCATGGGGTGCACCTCTCGTGGTCAAGCCAACCGGGTGGGCAAATGGCTGCTGTACTCCGAGCAGTCCGAGTCGGAGATCATCACGTTCCGTACCGGACTCGAGGGTGCGGTGGTTCGGCCTGGCGATGTCATCAAGGTGGCCGATGCCAGCAGAGGTGGCATGCGACTGGGTGGACGCATTGCTGCGGCCACAACCGTCAGTGTGACGCTCGATCAGGACCTACCCGCAGGATCCTGGCGGATTTCCGTGGTGCTGCCCACGGGGGGCGTGGAAGAGCGTCAAGTTGGCTCGCTGTCCGGTCGGACTGTGGGTGTGACCAGCGCGTTTTCGATGGCCCCCCAAGTGGGCGCGATTTGGGTGCTGACTTCCACGCTGGTGGAGGCTCAGCTCTTTAGGGTGGTGCAAGTCGCTGAAAGTGAACCCGGCATCCATGAAATCACGGCGTTGGCGCACAACTCCAGCAAGTACGCAGCCATCGAGCAGGGCCTGTCCTTGCAGCCTCGTGCCATCACGGTGCTCTCGACTACACCTGCAGCCCCCACGGGGCTGACGGTGACCGAGAGCCTTTATCGTGTCAAGGATCAGGCGCTGGTGTTGATCCAGCTCGGATGGGAGCAGGTCTTTGGGGCATTGGAGTACCTGGTCACCTACCGCGTCAACGGTGGCAACACGGTCACGCTGCCCAAAGTCTCCAGCACCTATTTGGAAATCCGAAATGCTGAGGTCGGTGACTACGTCTTCACGGTTCGAGCTGTGGGGGTGTCGGGCAAGCTAGGCAACTCCGTAAGCCTGAGCCAAAGCATTCTGGGCAAGCTCCAGCCGCCAGATGATGTGCAGGACTTTGTGGTGCTGCGCCGCACGACCGATTTGCTCCTGAGCTGGAGCGCCAACACCGATGCCGACCTCTCGGGGTATGAGGTGAGGGTAGGTACAGGGTGGGATTCGGGCGTCATGGTGGGACAGACGGCGGGAACGCAGCTCGTGCACGACCAAAGCGAGTCGGGTCAGTACAACTATCACATCCGTGCCTTTGACACCTCTGGCAAATACAGCCAGCACGTCACCACCTTCCAGCTCATCTTGCTCGCGCCCTCGTCGGTGCGGCAATTCGATGTTGTGCAGTCAGCCAACCGGCTGGAGTTTCGTTGGCTGCCAAATCCCGAGCCCGAGGTCGTGGCTTATGAGTTGCGGGAAGGTGGTGCCTGGGATACCTCGATCTTCATTGCCGAGGTCAAGTCCAGCAGTTTTACGCTGCCCTCAGGCTTTGATGGGGAGCGCAAGTTCTGGATCAAGGCAATCGCATCGCCTGGCATTTACTCGGAAGAAGCCACCTTTGTCTCCACCGTGGTGGCGCAGCCCCAGAACGCCAATCTACTGGTCACAGTGGATGCTCAGGCGACTCGATTCCCAGGCGTGAAGCATTTCGCTTCGGTCGAATCGGTCAACAGCCTGGATGTGCTGCGCATGGACAGCGGGGTAACCCAGTCCGAGTACCTGTTTGAGGTGAATCTGCCCACCAGCTACCGAGCACAGAACACTTTGCTGGCCAGCATCGGGGCGACGTTGGATGACCGCGAGACCTGGACCTCGGCCAATTACGCCTGGATCAGCTCTGCGGCCAAGCGGCAATGGACCTATGACGGGGCGCTCAAAAGCATCGAAGCGAGGTTTCAGATGGCCCGTGAGGATGCGCTGCAAGCGGGGGAGCTCTACGGCTGGCGGCTCAATGGGGTGCTCGGTGGCTACGGAAACCCCGTGGGCTCTGAAGCCGTTGGCGTTGGCTACGGCGATGGGCGCTATGGCAGTGGCGTACTGGTCAAGGACACGACCAAGGTGTCCTGGGGCGTGAGCATTCCGGGTGTCTTTCATGTGAGCTTCTGGTTCATCCCGAACCAGATCACCACATCAGTAATTTGGACGGCCACGGGTGCTGGAGTGAGCCTCCTGGTTGGCTATGACTCGGTGGCGGGGACGTTCTTTCTAGAAGACCAACTCTTTAACCGGGTGGTGGTGCCTTACCTCGTGAACGTGGCTGATCGCATCTGCATCGGCGTGTGCCAGACGGCAACAGAACGCAGGCTCTTTGTTGGAAAGATGGGAGGGGAAGTTCTAAGCGCAAGTAAGCCACTGGCACCTACTTCAGGGTATTCAACCCTCAAGCTGTACTGACAGATCAGTTCAGACAAATCAATCAACCTAAGCACAGGCGTTGCACCCATTGGGGCAACGCCTATTTTTTTGGAGAAATCTCATGATGGATGAAGGCATGCAAATCAAGGGCTCGCTCACACTGGTGCTGGCCAAGCCCAGTGGCGAGGTCGAGGTTGTTCACAAAGACAACATCATCGTCAACGGCGGCTTTGACTTCGTAGCCGATGCGATTGGCAACTCTGGTAGTCGCCCCGGTGTGATGGGCTGGATTGCGGTGGGGACGGGCACGACAGCCGCAGCCTCGACCCAGACTGCCCTGGTAACCGAGATCAAACGCAACGCCTCGACCTACGCCCACACAGCAGGCACCAAGGTGTTCACCTTTACGGCCAGTTACGCGGCGGGTGACGCCACGGGAGCATTGACCGAGGCGGGTGTGTTCAACGCAGCCTCTGCCGGAACCATGTTCGATCGTGTGGTGTTCCCGGTGGTCAACAAGGGGGTGGACGACAGCCTGACGGCTGTTTTCACCTTCACGATGAGCTGATCGGGCGATTGACATGGCCGAGACCGTCAACGTCTCAAGCTCGCCGGGGGCCAATTACACCTGGACCTCTGGCCAGTTTGCATGGAGCAGCGCCACAGCCGGTAAGAACTGGACGAGTGCCTATCCGGCGGTCTACAGCCTGAGCGTGGCCACGGACATCAGTTTCATGGAGTTGATCCAGAAGCTGGGGATCAAGCGAAGCTCCGAAACCATTGCCTTTGCTGAGAAGCAAGGCAAAGGGCTGGTACTAAACAAGTTTGAGGTCATGAGTTTCGCGGAGACCTACACGGACCTCATTGCCTTCGTTTTGAGGTTTGTCGAGTCTTTTGCGTTGGCAGAAAAGAACGGGCTTTCCAACACCAAGCAGGTGTTCGAGGTGTTTCAGGTGACCGAGGGGTTGGCGCGGCAGATTGCACTGAGAAAGTACGAGACGCTGGCGCTGGCGGAGACCTACACCGACCTCATTGCATTCATCTTGCGCGTGGGCGAAAGTTTCAGCTTTGTCGAGACACCATCAAAAGCGCTCACCAAGCCACAGGCAGAGACTTTCAGGTTCACTGAGTCGCTGTCCAGGTCGCAGGTCAAACGGATCTCCGAGATGTTTGTGTTCGCTGAGGTT